TTTACTGCACTAAGAAATGGATTTGGGAATGACTGAAAAAGAATTATACGATTTAGAATTAGAAATAGAAGGTCAGGGCATGATTGCCGCTGGTGCTGCTAGATACAATAGAAATTTACAAAAAAACTTAGAGAGGGGTAGACAGTCAGTAACAGCACCGTTTGTCTATTTACAAAAAGAGCTTTTATTATCTTTATCTTTAGGTATTGATGATTTTATAAATGAAAGTTATTCGGGTAAGGCGGGAGTAAGAAAAACAGCAGCAGAACCACTTAAAGATTTAGCAAACAGTAAAATGGTTGCTTACCTAACATTAAAACTTGCAATAGATGGAATATCTTTAAATAAAACTTTATTAAGTATTTCAAATTCAATTGGTACAATGATTGAACTTGAAATTGCATCTCAGCAATTTAAAAAAACACTTCCAAATCTTTACGGTAAAATTTTAAGAGATTTGATGAAAAGAACTAAAAATATAAAACATAGGCAGAAAGTCTTTTCGCACACATTAAATAAATATAATGTTCCAATTGAAAGTTGGGAAGCGAGTAAAAGAATATTAGTAGGTCATCAACTTATTGATTTGCTAATTAGATATACAGGACTTTGTGAATTAAAGCTTTTAACTGTAGCAAAACACAAGACCGTAAACTACTTACAATTTAAGCCTGAAATTTTAAAAAAAATAAACGAAAAGAATTTTCAGTGTTCCGTTCTAACTCCTTACTACAAGCCTATGGTTATCAAACCAAAAGAATGGGAAAATACACCGTTTAGTGGTGGCTACATTAGTGAATACCTATCTAAAACACCTTTAGTTAAAACAAATGATTTTAATTATTTAACTTCATTAAAGGATGAGTCGCTTTCTTATGTGTATGAAGCTGTAAATCACTTACAAGGAGTACCATTTAAAGTTGATAAGTTTATGTCATCAGTTTACTTAGAAATTTGGGATAAAGGAATTTCTTTAGGAAGATTCCCAGATAGGGAAAGTTTATTAAACCCTGACGGCACACCTAAAAATGTTTTTAGAGATCCTAGAGTTGACACTGATAAAGAACTTTTAATTAAATTTAAAAGAGATCGGACAGAACAACATAAGCAAGAGATTGCACGAACATCTCAGGTCTTAACTTGTGAAATAACAAAAAGCTTATTGTTAGAATATTTAAAATATAATTCTTTCTATTTTGTTATTAATCTTGATACGAGGGGTAGAATGTACACCGTAAGTACAGTCTTTGATTATCAATCAGATCAAAAAATAAGATCATTAATTACTTTTGCTAACGGAGAAAAGATTGGGGCTAGGGGTAAATACTGGTTGTATGTTCACACCGCAAATACTTTTGGTTTTGACAAGGTATCTTTTGATGACAGATACAAATGGACAGAGGAAAGATTACAAGAAATCATTTCTTATGTTGATAGTCCATTTGATAACAGAGGTTGGGATAGGGCAGATAAGCCGATGGAATTTTTACAAGCGTGTTATCACGTAAAACAGGTTCAGATTTACGGTCTTGACTACGTTTGTAATTTACCTGTTAGTTTAGATGCTACTTGTTCTGGCTTACAATTGCTTAGTATAATAGCCAGAGATGAAACAACTGCACAGATGGTAAATGTACTACCAAATGCTACACCGCAAAGTATATACACAATACTTGCAGATTTAGTTAGAACAGAAGTAGCAAAAGATGCTGCAGCTGGAGTACCCGAAGCAAACAGGTGGATGCAATTTGGAATTGATAGGTCAATAGTTAAACGTAATGTAATGACTTATTTTTACGGTCTAAAACCTTTTGGTGCTAGAGATCAAATCTTTGATGAGTATAAGAAACAAGTTAAACTTGGTAAACCTAAATGTCTTTTAGATGATGGTTTTAGTGATTGTAAATGGTTAGCAGATATTATTTGGAAACATTTACAAACATCTTTACCGTTAGTTAGTAAAGTTATGATATGGCTACAGAAGGTTGCTAAATTATTTTCAAAATATAATTTAGAAATTAGATGGGTAACACCAATTGGTTTTCCAGTAGTTCAAGACTACAGGTACTTAAGAAAGTACACTGTAAAAACTTCTATAGCTGGTTCACTTGTTTACACCACTCTTAGAAAACAAATGACTTTAAAAGATTCTAAGAAAAACCAATCAGCTATCTCAGCTAATCTTACACACAGTTTAGATTCAGCATTAGCTAAGGGAGTTGCTTTGTATTGTAAGCATGATCAGCTGCCGATACCTAATTTATTAATGGTACACGATAGCTTTGCTACAACACCAAATAGAATAGACCAATTGCAGTACATAATCAGAAAAGTAGCAATTGATTTATTCTCAGAAGATTATTTAGGTAAATTGTATAATGATTTTAAAATGCAGTTACCTGATAATGCCCAACACGAACTAGAGTTGCCACCAGAACGTGGAACTTTAGATGTATCTAAAATTGAACATAGCAACTATTTTTTTAGTTAATATCGTACCGATTTTAGAACAATACTAAAAATGAAAGGAAATATGGATAAGAAATATATATTAGAAAACTTTAGAAAGGAAGTTATGCAAAGAATAGAAAGAAAGGAAAGGCTAGTAAGATTATTTTGGTCATTTGTTAAGTGGGTAGCTTTTGTAGAGTTATTAGCAGTGGTTGCTGTGTTTGCTTATATTGTAGCACACAATGTTTCTATTGCTAATATCGTACTGAAATCAATATAGTATCAAAAGGAGTACGAGTAAGTTAGTCCTCTTGGATAACTAAACCAATAAAAATATATGGAAACAGAAAAAACAAAAACATACACAACAGGTATAGGAGTTTTAAATTACCCTTACCTTGTAAAACCAGACACTAAGTTTAATGCAGATGGTTTGTATCACTGTAAACTTGCTCTTTCAAAAGAAGATGGTGAGCCTTTGGTTAAAGAAATAGAAAATAGTTTAGCAACTTTAAAAGCTAAAAAGGTTAGTTCATTTAAGCCTTATAAAAAAGTTGAGAACGGTTACGAATTTTCTTTTAAATTAAAATCTAAAGTAGCAACTAAATCAGGTGCTATGTATGAACAGAAGCCAAAGCTTTTTGATTCTAAAGGTCAGATCATGTCAGACCCAGAACTTTCAGTATGGGGTGGAAGCAGGGGTAAAGTTGCTTTCCAAATCTACACATACCAAAACAACATGTTAGGTAGCGGAGTTACACTTAAACTTCGTGCAGTTCAGATTGTTGAATTAGTACAAGGTAAAGCAAAAGATAGTTCAGAGAGTTACGGATTTTCTTCTGAGGATGGGTATGAAGTAATTATACCTAAAGAAATGCCAGTTGTTAATAACGCTAAAGCAACTGTTGTTACAGAAGATAAGTTTGACTTTTAAATTTAGGAGTGGATTAGAAGCTGCAGTAGCAAAAGACTTAGCAGCAAGAAAAGTTAGGTTTAAATATGAAGAACGAGTTGTTGAGTATTTAAAACCAAGCACTAAACACAAATACACTCCTGACATTGAACTTGAAAACGGAATCTTAATTGAAGTTAAGGGGTTTTGGAAAATGGCAGATCGTCAAAAACATTTGATGATTAAAGATCAGTACCCAGATTTAGATATTAGATTTGTTTTTGGTAACTCTAAAAATAAAATTTATAAAAAATCTAAAACTACTTATGGAGACTGGTGTGAGAAACACGGTTTTAAATATGCAGATAAAATTGTTCCAAAAGATTGGACATAAACTTAAACAAGGGAGAAAATTATGGAAGCAGTACAGCAGGAAAGCGAGTTTGTTAAACATCTACCATGTACTAACTCAGATTGTAATTCGAGTGATGGTAATAGTTTATATTCTGATGGGCATACTTACTGCTTTGTTTGTAATACCTATAATAATGGTACTAACAATGACGGAGTATCAGTTAACAAGGTTGCACCGCTATTTAATTTTGTTGAAGGCACACATCAGAGTTTATCTTCAAGAAAAATTACCTTAGAAAGCTGTCAAAAGTGGAATTACACTGTTGGAACTTACGGTTCTGAAGTTGTCCAAATTGCAAATTACTATAATAAAAATAAGCAAAGATGTTTTCAAAAGATTAGATTTAAAAATAAAGATTTTAAAACTATCGGAGAAATTGGAGATGCTACGCTGTATGGTCAAAACTTATGGCAACCAAAGGGTAAGATTGTTTGTATAACCGAAGGTGAGATTGATGCAATTTCATTATCTCAAATATTTAATCATAAATACCCATGTGTATCTATTCCAAACGGAACAGCAGGTTCAGTTAAATCTATAAAAAAGAATTTAGAATGGTTAGAAAGTTTTGAATCAATCATATTATTTTTTGATCAAGACCAACAAGGTCAACAAGCAGCTAAAGACTGTGCTGAATTATTTACAGTAGGAAAATGTAAAATAGCATCTTTTGAATTAAAAGATGTAAACGAGATGTTAGTTGCTGGTAAGACAGCAGAAGTTGTTAAAGCGATGTGGCAGTCTAAGTTATATAGACCAGACGGTATTATTGCTGGAACTGAACTTTGGGATTTAATTAAAAAACCTAACCCAACTGCAACGGCTTCTTACCCCTATGATGGTCTTAATAAAAAATTATTTGGTTTAAGAAAAAGAGAAATAGTTACTATTTGTGGTGGTTCAGGAATAGGTAAAACTTTAGTCACAAAAGAGTTGGCACTACATTTAATAAACAGTAATCACAAAGTCGGTATTATCTCTTTAGAAGAAAGTTTAAAAAGAACTTGCGAAGGAATTATTGGTCTACACCTAAATAAACCAATTCATATAAACAGAGATAATTTATCAGAAGAAGAATTACAGAGAGGTTATAAAGAAACTATCGGTAACGGTAATGTATTTTTGTATGACCACTGGGGAAGTATCGAAGAAGATACAATCCTAAGTAAGATAAAGTTTTTTGCAACAGGATTAGATTGTGAATTTTTAATCATAGATCACATTAGTATTATTGTAAGCGGACTAGAAGTTTACGATGAGAGAAAAACAATTGATATGCTAATGACTAAAATTAGAAAATTAGCTGAACAATTAAACATAGGAATAATTTTAGTTAGCCACTTAAAAAGACCTGAGGGAAATAAAGATCACACTGACGGTTTAAAAACTTCTTTAGGTCATTTAAGAGGGTCAGCAAGTATCAGTCAATTATCTGATGTTGTGCTAGGAGTTGAGAGATCAACTTCAGATGAGTCCCAAAAGAATTTAGCATTTATTAGAATTTTAAAAAATAGATTTTCAGGTCTAACAGGAAAAGGTTGCACACTGAAATATGAATCCATGAAAGGAAGATTAGTTGAGCATGAAGCAGACATTAATTTTTGATATTGAAACAGATGGTTTTAATCCCTCTGTTGTCCATTGTTTAGTTATAAATAATGGTAAAGAAACACTTTCATTTGTAGGTAACGAAATTCCAAAAGGAATAGAACTTCTTGCTGATAACTTAATCGTTGGACACAACGTTATTGGGTACGACCTCCCCGTGCTTAATAAGTTGTACAACTACTCTCATAAAAAAGAGTTAGTTCACGATACGCTTTGCCTTAGTCGCCTTATCTACCCAGATATAGCAAATAGCGTGGACGTTAAGTTGTTAGCAAGAGGTGTTATAGATCAGTCAGTTTCTGGTAAGCATAATTTAAAAGCTTGGGGAAAACGTTTAGGTTTTCCTAAAATGGATTTTGATGTTTCTAATTTTTCAAAATTTACCCCAGAGATGTTGGAGTATTGTATTAGAGATGTAGAGCTTACTAAAAAACTATACGAGAAATTTAAATCAAAAGATTTTAGTTTAGAGTCTATAGAGTTAGAACACGACATTACTTATATAACTAAAGAACAAGAGAAAAAGGGTTTAGGGTTTGATGTTGTTAGAGCACAAAACTTACACGCTGACTTATTAACTAAGACAAATTTATTAAAATTAAAACTAGACGAAACATTTAAAGATTGGGTTGAAGATTTAGGAACGTTTGTACCTAAAGTTAATTCTAAAAAGTTTGGCTATGTAAAAGGTGTACCAGTTAAGAAAACTAAAGTTGTAAAGTTTAATCCGTCATCCCGACAACACATAGCTAATAGATTAAAAGAATTACATAATTGGAAACCAAAAGAATTTACAGAAACTGGTCAGCCAATTGTAGATGAAAAAGTTTTATCTAGTTTAAATTATCCAGAAGCAAAACTATTAAATGAATATTTAACATTAGAGAAAAGATTAGGAATGTTAAGTGATGGTGCTAACGCTTGGCTTAAATTAGCTAAGAACGGAAGAATACATACTTCATACGTAACAAACATTGTTACTGGCAGAATGTCGTCACTTAAACCAAACCTAATGCAAGTTCCGAATATTTTTTCTATATACGGAAAAGAGTGTAGAGAATTATTTATTCCAACTAAAGGTTATGTATTAGTTGGTGTTGACGCAAATTCTTTAGAAGCACTCTGTTTAGCCCACTACATTATTAATTATACTGGTGGTAAAGCTTATGTTGATTTAATTCTTCAAGGAGATTTCCACTCATACAATCAAAAAGCAGCTGGTCTTAGTTCAAGAGATTTAGCTAAGACAATGTTTTATGCACTACTTTACGGTTGTTCATACAAACGATTAGCTGAAATACTTTCGTGTACGCTACCAGAAGCTAAAGTAATTTTAGATAAATTTTATAAAGCACTACCGTTCTTAAAAGAAATTAAACAAGATATTTATGAAAAGGTTGAAGCAACTGGAATTCTTAGAGGAATTGATAAAAGAATCTTAACAGTAAGATCAAGCCACGCACAACTTAACCTTTTGATTCAAAGTTGCGGTGCAATCCTAATGAAAAAGGCTTTAGTTATTTTATGGAATAAACTGAAGCCTTTAGATGCTTTTGTAGTCGCTACAATTCATGATGAATTTCAAATCGAAGCTAAACCAGAGATAGCTGAGCAAGTGGGCAAACTTGCAGTTGAAAGCATCAAAGAAGCAGGGGAGTATTTTAAACTTAGAGTTCCTCTAAGTGCTGCCTACAAAATTGGAAACAATTGGGCAGAAACTCACTAACCAAACAACAGTATAAACATGCAATTAATATTTGTCTTAACCGACTTAGGAGAAGAACGACTTACGTACACAGTGTACGAAAAGAAACTACCATCAGATACTATTCACAGTATAGCCATTAGTCCAGCAATCCAGATCGGTGCTGCTTTTAGTTCTTTTTTAAAAACTTTAGATGATCACTACACAGCGATCAGTGAAATAGCTATTGATGAAGAAAGACGCACAGTATTCACCAAAGAAGATTTTAGACACGACTTAGAGAAAGACCCAAAAATTATAAGATTAGATTTAAAAAGAATAAAACCGAAAGGAAACGCTTAATGAGTATATTGTTAGTTGATGCAGATATTGTTGCTTATAAAATTTCAGCTGTATCTGAAACCCCTATCAAGTGGGATAATGATGTATGGACATTACACTCAGATGAAAAAGAGTGTGAAAAATTAATAGTAGATTACTTTGATAGACTTAAAGTTGATACTCAATGTACTAAAATAATTTCAGCATTTTCTGATAAAGAAAACTATAGAAATAAACTATTACCAGATTACAAAGCTAATAGAAAATCTCAAAGAAAACCTTTAACATTATCTTTTTGTAAGAAATTTATTTTTGATAATTATAATGGTTACTCAAAACCTAAATTAGAAGCCGATGATATACTAGGAATACTAGCCACTTCTAAAATATTACAAGGTAATAAAATAATATGTTCAGAAGATAAAGATTTAAACCAAGTTGAAGGTTTACATTTTAATCCAGCGTCAAAAGAATTTTATAAAGTTAGCAAACAACAGGCTGAATTTAATTTTTACTTACAGATATTAGTAGGAGATCAATCAGATAATTATAAAGGTTGTCCAACTTATGGAATTGTTAAAGCAACAAAAGTATTATCGGACAGTAAAGATTACTGGCAAACAGTAGTTAAATGTTATGTAGGTCAGGGATTAACAGAAGCTGATGCGTTAGTTCAGGCTAGAGTAGCTAAGATCTTAAAAGGTTCTGATTATAATACACAAACAAAATCACACATACTTTGGAATCCTAAAACTTTAGATAAAAAATTAAAAGGTGTAAAACTTTCTTACATCGCTTCTGAACCCGAGAAAGAAACAACTGTATTCGGAACTAAAATATGAAGCCAATACTAAAATACAACGATTTAAAACTTAGAAAGAAACCATCTTTAAAGGGAATATTAGCTGAGTTAGCTGTTGCTCACGACTGTTTAAAACAGGGTTATTTTGTTTCTAAGTCTTTAGACCCAGCGTGTCCATTTGATCTTGTGCTTACTGATGACAGTGGCACTTCATATTTAATAGATGTCAAAAGTGTTTCACGAAGAAAGAAAAACAATTCAATTATTTCTAGGTCGTTAAGCAGTATTCAAAAACAAATGAAAGTTAAATTTTATTTTTCAAACATAAACGGAGAACCCAAACCAAATGAAAACACCACTAGAAAAAGAAGCAGAAAAATATAAAAAATTAAGCGAGGAAGAAGGTTATTCTGAAGATCTAAAATCTTTTTTTTATTCGTTATACCTAGAATGTATTTTTAAATCAGACAAATATGAGGAAATAAAAAATGACTAGTTCAGTATTTTTTAAGCAGATAGGGGGGTCTCACTATAAAAAGTTTGCCATACAGCCTTCTAAATTTATTAATGATAATAATTTATTATTCGCTGAAGGTAATGCAATTAAATATATTTGCCGTCACAGAAATAAAGGTGGCAAACAAGATTTAGAAAAAGCTATTCATTATATAGAAATGATTATTGAAAGAGATTACGAAAATAAAAAAGAAACAACACAAGCAAAACCTTTTGTTGCTAAATATTAATGTCTATAGATTTACAAAAGATTAGACACTGGAAAGTATTAACATATCT